CGCGAAAGGCTAAAGCCCCGCGCACTCCCGAAGAATCAGAAAACATGTTGATCAATCTCGCGGTGTCATTGGCCGAGAAGCAACTGCGAGATGGAACGGCGTCGCCTTCCGTGATCAGTCACTATCTCAAACTCGCCGGCCAACGTGATAAGCTCGAATTAGAGAAGCTTCGACAAGAAACGATGCTTGCGAAAGCCAAAGCAGAAAGCATCGCTTCTGCTGCTCGCACCGAAGAGCTTGTCCAAGAGGCTGTCGATGCAATGCGGAGGTACTCCGGTGGAGAGAATGACGTATTCTGAGTGTATTGAACTCCCAACCTTCGAGGAACGATACAATTACTTGCGTCTAACCGGTATGGTAGGCGAGCAGACGTTTGCACACCAGAGACACCTGAATCAAGCGTTCTACAAATCTCGTGAGTGGCGCGATCTTCGTAACCACATCATCGCACGAGATCTCGGACGAGATCTTGCGTGTGAAGGTTACGAAATCTTCGATGTACTTTACGTGCATCACATACAACCGATTACCCCCGACGACATATTGCAACACAATGAGATGCTTCTGGATCCAGAGAATCTAATCACGGTGTCCATGGACACTCACCACGCGATTCACTACGGGACCTTGGACACATCTAGGTTCGTCGGCTATGAGCGCAGGGAAGGAGATCACATTCTATGGTGACCTTACTTCAAAGCATCAAGGACTACCTCGGTATCGAAGTCGACGACCTCTCCTTCGATGGTGCCATCACAGGGCACATCGATATGTCGGTATTCACTCTCGGTCAGATCCTGTCTGAGACTCCGGAATACACCGCGTCCACGGATTCGGATTCGATCCCCAAGGAAGTTCTGATGTACATCAAGCTTTCTGTGAAGCTACTCTTCGATCCGTCCGCTTCAGCGACAGTTCAAGACGCTATCACGAAAGCCAAGAACGAACTCGAATGGAGGATGAGTGTTGACACACCTATACGATGAGTCCCTCGCACATTTCGGGGTTAAGGGTATGCGATGGGGTGTTCGAAAGAAAACCGATCACAAGCCTCAAAAGCGCATTTCTGAGATGTCGAATGACGAACTCCAGGCAGTTATCACCCGAGGAAACCTCGAACGCCAATACGCAGCCCTTCAGCCTAAAAGTCGTCTTTCTAAATTCGGAAGCAAGATCCAAAATAAGATGGAGGACAACTTAGCGAATGCCGCATCTAAAATCTCCTTAAACGTCATGTTTGCTGTGGGCGATTTTAGTGTGAGTCGTTTGAAAGATCCAGAATCTATCATGTTCACCAAACACGGAGAGCAGGTTTACAATGCCTACAAGAATATCGTTCGGCGATGACGAACTCGCCCACTTCGGCGTAAAAGGTATGAAGTGGGGTGTGCATCGCATGCAGGCCAAGATCGCTGGCGGTAGAGCCGCGAGGAGTCAGATTAAAGGCCATGACGCAATTCTGACACGAACCCGAAATTCAGCAGCCAAGAAGACCCGTAAGCTCAATTCGAAGTGGAGGGGTACCGAACACGAGGCTGCGTACGAGAAAGCCCGACAGAATGAGCTCCGTAAGCAAATGCGGTGGACTGGTAAGGGTGTCGAGGTTTCAAAGCAAACCGGCGACGCAAAGACCAAGGCCATCGCAAAGAAAGAAGAGAAGCACCCCCATCGTTGGGTAGTTCGAAATACAGCGGCTCGGGCAGCAGCACTCACCCTTATCGTCGCAGGTCCTATCGCGTACCGGACTGCCAAGCAGAAGATTGCCACCAGCAACAACCTCAAGATTCGTAACATGTACAACAAGTATGCGAATACTGGTATTTACGACATTAAACTATAAGTGAGGTGTGTCATGAGTATCACGCTTACCCATTACGGCGTTAAGGGTATGCGCTGGGGAGTTCATCGCAGCCGACCCGAAGGCGTATCGCGCTCCACTAATCGTGCAGCTAAGAAAGACGCCAAGGAATTCACTAGAGCCAAGATGTATTATGGCGAGGGTGCTGGAAACCGACGAAAGCTAATAAAGGCTAAAGTTGCCCAACGTTCTAAGGATCCTTCATACAAGAAGGCGTTCGATCACCATGTCGCCAACACCGACTGGGAAAAACGTAGTAAGGAAGCACGCTCTAAACGAGGCCGTGCTAATGCTGCAAAAAGCGCTGGTAAGGCTGCTCGAGGCGCTAAGAACGTCGCTCTTGGGAATTACAGGAACGTTGGTGTCGGAATCCTGGCTACCGCGGTTGCGTTCAAGGGTGCTCAAGCTCTAGGTGTAATCCCTGCAAACTCGGTCATTAAGGATCGGGCGCATGCGGCTGGTAAAAAGGTGTACGACAAGGTCCGACAGACCAGTATCGACGGTATCCGCTCCGCAGCTAGGATGGCCGCCGAACGACAGCGCAACAAGGAATTCTACAACCAATTCCGAGCGGCTGGTATCAAGATCTAGCATGCTGTCAAACACCGAAACTCCAAAATACTACGCAGAGTTTCGCGACGCGGTAATCCGAGGAGACATTCCCGTTTGTCAGGAGATCTCCAAGGAGATGAATAGGATCGATCAATTGATCGAAAACCCTAGGTACTACTACGATAGTACCGCCATCGATGGTTTCATCAATTACTGCGAATCGGAACTAACACTGACCGATGGACAGCCTGTGCAGGTACTTCCGTCGTTCAAATTGTGGGCGGAGTCTCTGTTGTCATGGTTCTACTTCGAAGAACTGTCCGTGTACGAGCCGTTCGAAGACGGTCATGGTGGTCGCTACGTCACTAAGCGCATCAAGAAGAGGCTTGTTAACAAGCAGTACTTGATCGTGGCACGAGGCGCCGCCAAGTCGATGTATGCTGCGTTCCTACATGCGTATTTTCTCAACATCGATCCGTCTTCGACTCACCAAGTAGCCACTGCTCCGACCATGGCTCAGGCAGAGGAGACACTGTCTCCGATCCGTATCGCCGTGGCTCGAGCACCAGGACCACTGTTCAAGTTCCTCACCGCAGGATCACTCCAGAACACTACGGGCAACCGTGCTATGCGCCAGCAGTTAGCCTCGACAAAGAAGGGCGTTGAGAACTTCCTCAACGGCTCCATCATCGAAGTCCGTCCTATGCGAATCGACAAGCTGCAAGGCCTTCGTACGAAGGTTAATACCATCGACGAATGGCTCTCTGGCGACGTCCGCGAGGATGTTGTCGGTGCACTAGAGCAGGGCGCGTCCAAGGTCAAGGACTGGATGATCGTCGCTATCTCCTCGGAGGGTACCGTTCGTAACTCCGTTGGTGACAGCATCAAAATGGAACTCGGCAAGATCCTAAAGGGCGAGTACTACGATCCACATACGAGCATCTGGCATTATCGGCTAGATGACGTGAGCGAAGTGGGCGACCCCGACATGTGGATGAAGGCTCAGCCTAACATCGGAAGAACCGTATCGTACGAGACTTATCAGCGTGACGTGAATCGTGCTGAGAATGTCCCGGAAGCCCGGAACGACATCCTGGCAAAGCGATTCGGAATCCCGATGGAAGGCTACACATACTTCTTCACATACCAGGAGACCCTGCCTCTTCGGAAGAGGGAATTCTGGGGGATGCCATGTGCAATGGGTCTCGACCTTTCGCAAGGTGACGACTTCTGTGCGTTCACGTTCTTGTTCCCGCTTACCGCGGACAGCTTCGGTGTCAAGACTAGATGTTACATCTCGTCGAGAACTCACTTGAAGCTTCCCGGGGCGGCACGTGAGAAGTATGAACACTTCATCAGTGAAGGATCTCTGCGAGTCCTGGATGGTACAATCCTAGACATGATGGAAGTCTACGATGACATCGTCGCTTATGTCGAAGACAACGAGTATGATGTCAGAGCGGTGGGTTTCGACCCATACAACGCCAAAGAATTCATCATGCGCTGGGGTACTGAACACGGCGAGTACGGCATCGTCAAGGTCATTCAGGGTGCTAAGACGGAGACTGTTCCGCTTGGTGAACTGAAGGCTCTTGCACAGGATCGTCATCTCCACTTCGATCAGGAGCTCATGAGCTATGCTATGGGAAACTGTATCGTTATGTCGGACACCAACGGCAACCGTAAGCTCCACAAGAAACGTGCTGATCAGAAGATCGATGCGGTGGCAGCTATGATGGATGCCCTAGTCGCATACAAACAGAATCGCGACGAATTCGAATAGGAAGGAGGTGACTATGGGTCGTCTCGCACACGCATGGAATGCGTTCATGAACCCCGACCGCGACATGCAGGATCCATTCAAAATGGAACTGCGAACAAGTGCGCCGACAGTTCAGTCGACACACCGTTATACAGTTCAAAGCAACATCATCGACACGATTTTTAACCAGATCTCAGTCGACGTCGCTAAGGTGTCAATCCGACATATTCGGACGGACTATGACAAGACCTACCTCGAGGATCTCGATACTGGATTTAACGAGTGCCTTACGGTCGCGCCAAACATCGATCAGACTCCACGAGCGTTCATACAGGATCTCTGTCTGACGTTACTGGAGGAAGGTGCCGCAGCGATCGTGCCCACTGAATTCTCCAACAGTCCGGTAAATTCGAATGCCTACGACATCTACTCGATGCGAGTTGGCAAGATCCGGGAGTTCAAGACTACGTCGATCGTGGCGGACGTTTACAACGAAAAGACTGGTAACCGTGAATCGGTAGAGATTCCTAAGCGTCTCGTCGCCATCGTGCAGAATCCGATTGCGTCAATCACGTCTAACCGTGGATCTCTAGCATCTCGACTCAGTTCGAAGTTACGAGTTCTAGACACCATTGACAATGCTGCTGCAGGTAAGAAACTGGACCTCATCGTCCAGCTCCCCTACACTGTTCGTACAGAACGACGTAAGGAAGAAGCCGAGAAGCGGATGAGGGATGTCGAGAAGCAACTCTCCAATGGCCAATTCGGTATCGCCTACATGGACGCTGCCGAAAAGTTCACTCAACTTAACAGGCCTGCAGAGAACAACCTTCTCGAACAGATCAAGTACCTTACAACACAATTGTACGGTATGCTTGGTATGCCTGAAACAGTGTTCAATGGCACTGCCGACGAGCAGACCATGCTGAACTACTACAACCGGACGATTGAACCCATCGTATCCGAGATCACGACTGCGATGGCTAAGACGTTCATTACGAAGACCGCCAGATCCCAGGGTCAGACGGTTAAGTATTTCAGGGATCCTTTCCAGAATGTCTCGATCTCGAAGATTTCTGAGATTGCGCAAGTCATGGTCACTACCCAGATCATGACACCCAACGAGGTTAGATCCTATCTGGGTCTTCCTAGAAGCGACGAACCGGTCGGTGACTCGCTAAGCAACCCGAACATCAATCCTGCTGACGATGCTTCCATGGAACCGTCCGCAGAACCACCTGAAGAGGACTACAATGACGAATACGGCATGTGACTTCTCGGGCTGGGCAACCAAGAATGATATCCGGTGTAGTGACGGCAGGACCATTCGTCACAATGCCTTCGCCGATAACGACGGAGATATTGTGCCCCTGGTTTGGCAGCATGGTCACGGGACTCCGGATAATGTTCTGGGTCATGTCCAGCTTGAGAATCGTGATCAGGGCGTCTACGCCTATGGATTCTTCAATGACACGCCCGCAGCAACTCATTCCAAGGAATTGCTCAAGCACGGAGATGTTGACTCTCTGTCGATTTACGCCAACAACCTCACCCAGAGTGGCGGGGACGTTAAGCATGGAAACATCGTCGAGGTCAGTCTCGTGCTGTCGGGAGCTAATCCCGGAGCTAAGATCGAAAATATCGCCATCGCGCACGGCGATGGTTCCTACGAAGCAACAGATGAGGCATATATTATGAGCGGTTCTCACATTTCTCATACATCTGAAAACAACAATTCGTCTTCGGGCGAAAAGACCGTCCAGGACGTCGTCGATTCCATGACCGACGAGCAGAAAGACGTCCTTATGTTCCTAGTCGGAAAAGCCGCTGAGGAAGGCATTCCGTCCGACGAATCCGATACCGAAGGAGATCCCATGAGCCACACAAACATCTTCGAGACCGATAATACGATTGACGAGAGTGATGTCCTGTATCACTCTACGATCGATACGGCCTTCAAGGATGCCGTTCGCACCAAGGCGAACTCCCTCCGCGAGGTCTTTATGGCCGTCGCCGAGGAGAATGGTCTCTCCCACGCTGACATCGCACACGCCGAGAAGACCTACGGTATTACCAACATCGATCTGCTCTTCCCGGATGCGCGAAACCTCGATACCCCGCCGACCTTCATCGACCGTGACCAGGGTTGGGTTAAGCCCGTCCTGCGCGGCACCCACCACACCCCCTTCACTCGCATCAAGTCGATGCAGGCCGATATTACGGCAGACGAAGCCCGAGCCAAGGGCTACATTACGGGTTCGCGCAAGAAGGAGGAGGTCTTCAAGCTTCTGAAGCGCACGACCTCCCCCACGACCATCTACAAGCTCCAGAAGTTCGACAGGGATGACCTGCTGGATATTACCGACTTCGACACTATCGCCTGGGTTAAGGGTGAGATGCGTTCGAAGCTGGATGAGGAACTGGCACGAGCCATCCTCCTTGGCGATGGTCGTTCTAACTCCGATCCGGACAAGATCAACGAAGAAAATATTCGACCGATCTTGAAGGAGGACGACCTGTACTGCCTCAAGAAGGATCTTCCGGCTTCGGTCACTCCCGACACCATCGTTGATGAGCTGATCCGCGCTCAGGATGACCTTGAGGGTACCGGTTCGCCGACACTCTTCTGCGCGAAGTCCTTCATCACAGACCTTCTTCTCCAGAAGGACAAGATGGGGCACTACTTGTACCCGACGAAGCAGGCGCTTGCCGATCGTCTGGGTGTGTCTGCCATCATCGATGTCCCGCAGATGAAGGGTCTCAAGGACGGCAACAAGGATGTCCTGGCCATCATCGTCAACCTTTCCGATTATAACGTCGGCACCGATAAGGGAGGCGAGGTTACGATGTTCGATGACTTCGACATCGACTTCAACCAGTACAAGTACTTGCTCGAAACGCGAGTCTCTGGCGCACTTACCAAGGTCAAGTCCGCTCTGGTCGTCAAGAAGCTCGCCGCCTGATGAAGTTCTCCGGGCACGTCGGCATTGCTGTAGAGCGTGAGACATCGCCCGGGGTCTTCGAGGAGGCCATTGAGCCCAGGAACTGCAGAGGAGATCTCATCCGTCTTACGAGGCGTATGAACACAACACCTGTGGTTCCTGGGCTCTCTATGGGCAACACGTTCTCATTCATCGCAGACCCGTACACGCTCGACAACTTCTTCAACATTCGCTATGTCGAGTGGAAGGGGGTCAAGTGGGCTGCCACTTCGGTAGAGCTACAACGGCCTCGAATTCTAGTCACGGTCGGAGGTCCATACAATGCGTAGCGACTTCCATGCTAGACTACAGGCTTTAGCACCCAACTGCCGAATCTACTTCCAACCTCCGAGTAACGTCAAAATGGCATACCCCGCCATTGTCTACGAGCTCGACCGGGTTGTGAAGAAGCGCGCCGACAACAAGTCGTATCTTCAAGATCGGCGCTATCAGATAACCCTGATAACCAAGAACCCGGACGACCCAGTCTTTGATGCTCTGGCGTCGCTGGTCCACTCCGAGTTCGAGCGGTTCTTTACCACTGATACGCTGAACCACTTCGTGTTCGGCATCTACGACATTAAGGAGTGACCATGACTGCACTTACATGGGACAAGACCGGTGAGCACGTGTATGAGACCGGTGTCAGTAACGGAGTGCTCTACAAGTACGACAAGACCGGCAAGACGTACAAGACCGGCGTGGCGTGGAACGGTCTGACGACCGTGACGATGTCTCCCGAGGGCGCAGAGTCCAACGCGGTTTACGCCGACAATATCAAGTACCTGGATCTCATCTCGGCCGAAGAGATGAAATTTACCATCGAAGCCGTGACATACCCTGACGAGTTTGCAGAGTGCGATGGCACCGCTGCAATCGCCGAGGGTGTCTACATCGGTCAGCAGGAGCGCGCCAAGTTCGCATTCTGCTACCGCAACAAGATCGGCAACGATCAGGACTCCGAGGCTGGCTACAAGCTGCATATCGTGTACAATGCTACCGCTGCGCCCTCCGAGCGAGCCTACGCTACGGTTTCCGATTCTCCGGAAGCAATTACCTTTAGCTGGGAGTGCTCGACCACTCCCGTGCCGGTCGCGAACCGAAAGCCTACCGCGGAGCTCATCATCGACTCCACGAAGGTCGCACCCGCGAAGCTCAAGAAGATCGAGGCCAAGCTCTACGGCGATGACTCCGGCCAGCCCACGCTGCTCACGCCTGATGAGGTCCTCGCGCTACTCGCGTGAGTAATCTCGTTTTAGTGCTCGACTTTCCTGAGCACACCTCCTTCAACCGAGAGACGGAGGAATTCATAGTATTCCCTCCTTCAAGATTGACTCTCTTACACAACCTACTTGCCGTAGTTCGTTGGGAATCAAAATGGAAGCGATCTTTTGTGGATCGTCCTCCGTCCTCGGTTGAAGAAGTTCTCGACTACGTAGACTGCATGTCTGAAGACCAGAATAAGGTCCCTGAGATGCTTGAACGCCTCACTCGCGATCATGTCGAGGCGATCAAGACCTATATTTCAGATCCAATGTCTGCTTCAGTCATGCTTTCGAGACCGGGTCAGTCTAAGTCATCTGAAAAGATGACCTCTGATCTGATCTACTACTACATGGTGTCATTCCAGATTCCGTTTGAAGCGGAGGAATGGCATCTTAATCGTTTGTTGATGCTGATCCGAATCTGTAATGCAAAACAGAGTGCCGGACAGAAGACAAACCCCAAGAGCGCTGCAAGTCAGCGTGCCGCTTTGAACAGAGCCCGACGTTCTCGGGCAGGAAGTAGAGGATGATGATTCCTGAAGACGCCCAGGTCCCTCCTGGCCCCGATCCGCACGAAGACGCAAACCGTCCCATCTACGAAGGGAAGTAAATGACCAAGATCGACGAAGTCCTTTCCCACGCGACTTATCGCCTGGGTTACTACGCCCCCAACGATCCTGAACCCGGCTCCGAGGCTGGTCGCTGGCTGGCTAAGCGTATGGGTCAGCCGTGGCTCGCAGGCCCTTCCACCGACATCTGGTGGTGTATGGCCTTTGTGTCAATGGTGTTCGATATGGCTGGCGAAGCGGCTGCTATCGGCGGTCTGTCATACAACACCGACGTCACCAAGTCTCGCATGAACGAGGTTGACATCAAAGACGCTCAGCGCGGCGACGTCGTCCTGTTCGATTGGGATTCCGACGGTCGTACCGACCATGTCGGTATTGTCGAGGCTAACCTCGGCGGTGGCTGGCTCCAGACGATTGAGGGCAATACCTCTTCGTCAGATGCTGGTTCCCAGTCCGCGGGTAACGGCGTCTACCGTCGTCAGCGTCACTACGGCATCGACTGTGTACTCCGTCCTGAATGGTCCGACGCAGACTCCGAGTCCGCCTCCGCTGGTGCGGATGCCATGAACGACAAGTGGTGGGGCGAGGCTACGACCTATGCCATCCAGGCGTCTATGGGTCTTCCCGCCAACGGCTGGATCGAGGACCAGGACGAGGACAACGAGGATTATTTCCCGCGTGCTGGCACGGGCTGGGACTGGGTCTCCAACCCTCACGACGGCTCCGACACTATCGCAGAACTTCAGCGTCGTCTCGACATCGATGCTGACGGTATTGCGGGACCTGCCACGGTGGAAGCGCTTCAGCGACACCTCCAGAACCGTGGCCACGAACTGACCGTCGATGGCTACTGCGGCTATCGCACGGTCGAATGTCTGCAGTTTGAACTCAACCGTGGGACCCTCTGGGGCTGAGTCAAAATGGCAGAGCTGATTGTCCGGGGCAGCTACTCCAGAACCGAAAAGTGGTTGAACAAACTAGCAAAAGGTGACATTGTGCATGGTCTAAATGCACTTGGCCGGCAAGGAGTAGCTGCCCTGGCTTCAGCGACACCCGCCAACACCGGACTTACCGCTCAGTCTTGGAATTATCGGATCAAAAAAGGATCTGGTTATCTCGAGATTGAGTGGTACAACACAAACGTGGTCAATGGTTTTCCAGTAGCCGTCGGCCTGCAATACGGTCACGGCACGGGAACCGGCGGATACGTCCGAGGTATTGACTACATCAACCCAGCCATCAAGCCGGTCTTCAAGGAGATCGAAAAGGCCATTGAAAGGGCGGTGAAAGATTGAGCACGTCTATTGAAGATAAGGTTGTCAGCCTCAAGTTCGACAACATGCAGTTTTCAAAGGGAGTCATGGACTCTCAGAAGACGCTGGAGAAACTCAACCGTGCTTTGGAGATGCGCGGTGCCACGAAAGGTCTCGACACCGTCGAGAATCGGGCCAGCCGATTCAATCTTGGAACTTTAGCTGAAGCACCAAAAGCAGTCGCCAATGGATTTAGCGTTATGGCTGGCGCCGCTGCAGTCGCTCTCGGTAACATCGCTTCTAAAGCTATCTCAACTGGCGCAACACTGCTCAACTCGTTCACCATGAAGCCTATCATGGACGGCTTCGGGGAGTACGAAACTAAGATGGGTTCAATCCAGACCATCTTGGCGAACACCGCCTCGAAGGGCACAACCCTTACACAGGTCACCAGTGCTCTGGACAGCCTAAATACATATGCTGATAAGACCATCTACAACTTCGCGGAGATGACCCACAACATCGGTCTCTTCACGAACGCGGGTCTCGGTGTCGAAGAGTCTGCATCGATGATTAAGGGCTTCTCGAACGCCGCTGCAGCTTCGGGAACCACCTCTTCAGCAGCCGCAAACGCGGCGTATCAGCTGTCGCAGGCCCTTTCAACAGGTTCGATTAAACTCATGGACTGGCGCTCGCTTACGAACGCTGGTATGGGTAACAAGAACATGCAGGAAGGTCTTATCCAGATCGCCGAGGCAATGGGTACCTTCACGGGCACCAGCACCAATGCCGAAAAGGCCGCTCAGGACTTCAACGGATCCCTGTCCGAGGGTTGGTTGTCCGCAGACGTCATGTCCAAGTACCTGCAAATCATGGCAGGTGACATGGATGACGCCGCGATGTCCGCTCTTGGACTTACGGACGCTCAGATTGAGCAGTTCAAGGTCCAACAGAAGAATGCCGAGGAAGCTGCTACCAAGGTCCGAACCTTCAGTCAGCTTATCGGTACTGTCCAGGAGTCGATTGGCTCTGGTTGGGCTAAGACGTTTGAGATTCTGCTCGGCAACTTCGACGAAGCCTCTGAGCTGTTTACGAACATCAACAACGTCATCTCCCCGATGATCGATGGTATATCTGACGCCCGAAACGCCCTTCTTCAGGGATGGGTAGATCTGGGCGGTCGTAAGGACATCATCGACGGTCTGGCATCGGCGTTCGACACTCTGTCGAGTATCATTTCAACGATCGGTAATGCGTTCGCTGAAGTTTTCCCTCCGATTGCGGCTGAAAATCTTAAGTCCATTTCGGAAGGCTTTAAGAATCTGATGGATTCTATGAAGCCTAGCGAGACTACGTTGAAGATTATCGGCGGAGTCGCCAAGACTGTATTCGCAGCTCTCAAGGCTGGTATCCAGATTGTCGGGGCTGCGTTCAAAATCGTAGGGGCCGTTATCGGCGGCGTACTTTCGTCCATCGCCAAGGTGTTCGGGGCGATGCCCACAGATGCAATCGGGAACAGCCTAAGCTCGTTTAGCGATAAACTAGCTAAGTGGAAGGGTGCTGCCGACGGAGCTAAAGCGGCTGTTGAAGTCATCACCAAATTCTTCGACAGTCTTAAGTCCAAGATCGACAACATCAGACCAACACTAGAGTCCTTCGGAACTGCGATATCAAATTTCTTTAAGAAGTCTGAGCAGACCGGAGATAGCGAACCTTGGATTGCGAAATTCGCCAAAGCATGGTCGTCCGCAGTCAAAACTGTCGGTGGGGCAATTTCGCAGATTTCCCAAGCCGTCGGTAATTTCTTCAAGAATGACCTCAATCGGGCTGGGACTTTAAGCTCGATTTGGGACTCCCTCAAGAACGGTATTTCTAAGTTCGTCGGTTGGATTTCGAATCTAAATCTCGGAAATCTGATAAAGAACGCGGTACAGATCGGCGGTCTAACCGCTGCATTTGTAGGCATAACCCGAGTGCTGAAGTCTTTCGAGAACATCGGGAAGTCCGCAGGTGGCATACTTGATTCCGTTAAAGGGTTCTTCGACTCTTTCGGATCCATCGGAAAAGGTCTAGGCGACGCCCTGGGATCTGTTCAAGGTGCTCTTAAGGGTTTTGAGAATGATCTGAAGGCCAAGGCGCTTATCAAGATCGCTGGTGCTATTGGCATTCTGGCGCTCTCGCTTCTAGTTATGTCGCTCATTCCTCTGACAGCTCTAGCCGGTTCTGTCGGGGCTATGGCTGCTTCTATGGCGGCGCTTGTCGGTGGCCTTACGGTCTTGGATAAATACTCCGAGGATCCTAAAAAGGTCATGATGATGGCCGGGGCTCTTCTGATCATGGCGGGTGCCGTATTCGTGATGTCGCTTGCAGCTAAGCAATTGGCGGGTGTCGATCCTGGATCTCTGTTCGCTGCCAGTGTTGCGGTTATTGCGCTCCTAGGTGCCATGGTCGCAATGACTCGAGTCATGAACGGTGGCAAGAAGGCAATCAAGAACGTCATACTGATGCTCGGAATGGCTATCGCGGTCAAGATTCTTGCCAAGGCGGTCACGTCTATCGCAGAACTGTCTCCTGCCCAGATGGCTTTGGGTACTATGGTGGTTGTAGCTCTTATCGGGGCGATGACCGCCATGACTCGACTTGTCGGAAAGGGTAAAGGGGCTAAGATAGGCCAACTGTTCCAGATGGTGGGTATTGCACTTGCAGTGTATATCCTAGGAAAGGCTGTAGCTAATCTAGGTGCTCTAGATGCTAAGTCTCTTATTAAGGGTACTGTAGCCACCTCAGTGATCCTCGGCGCACTCACCCTATTTGGTAGATTCGCCAAGATTAAGGGTGGTTTCGGTAAGGCACTGACGTTTGTGGCTATTGCAGGCTCAGTCTATCTTATCGGAAAGACTGTTGCACAATTGGGTAGCCTGGAACAGAGTCAGCTGCGAAACGGCACTCTTGCGACCCTACTGATCCTTATTGCTATGGGTATCATAGTCAAGTTGACCGCTTCTGCAGGAGGTCTAAATACGGCCTTCACGGGTGCAGCATTCTTGGCCGTTGCATATTCGGTCCGACTAATTGGCGAGGCTATTGTGCAGCTCGGCACCATGGATCAGGCATCACTTATTCAGGGTGGCGTAGCCGTCGGTATAGTCCTCGGCGTCCTTGCCGCGATTGTAATGCTCATGGCTAATCTGACAAGTCCTGCTGATCTTGTAGCTCAAGCGGTCCTGTGGATTGCCTTGGCGGCAACAATGTATATGGTCGCATCGTCGATCGCAATGCTTGCCGAATATCCGTGGGAAGCTATCACTGTCGCGGTGGTTGCTCTTATTGGTACTATGCTTGGCTTGGCATTGATCGCAATGCTTGCTCAAGGTAGTGCCGGTGGAGCTGCAGCCATGCTTATTCTGTCGGTAGCAGTAGTCGCTCTAGCATATGGTCTATCCATTCTTGCCGGAATCGGTCTCGAAGGGTTGGCTATCGCTATTGTGGCGCTGGCAGTCGCACTTGGCGTTCTACTCCTAGCGGGACTACTCGCACAGATGGTGGCCCCAGGTTTAGCAATCCTGGCCGTGGCAATCCTCGCCATCGGCGCGGCATGTTTGATGGCTGGTGTCGGTGTTCTGATGCTTGGAATCGGTATGAGTACTCTAGTGGCAGCACTCATAGCAGCGGGAGCTGTCAGCGGCTCAACAATCCTCAAAATGGCAGCCGGTTTGATGTTGTTCGCAGTCGCAGGTTTGATGGCAGCCCCAGCAGCAGTCGCACTAGGTGTCGCCGCGCTCGCTCTGGGTGCCGGATTGGCGCTAGCTGGCGTTGGTATGAAGGTTCTGACTTCGACCCTACCTCAATTCATCAACGCGGTGAATCAAGGTAGCAACATCGGGGTGACGGCGACTGCAAAGCTAACCGCCGCAATTGCCGCCATCGGTGTTGCAGCTACTGCTGCAGGGCCTGGCATGATGATGCTTGGAACTGGTCTTTCTCTGGCCGGTGTGGGATTGATGGTCTTGTCTGCTTCTGGTGTCGTGGCTTCGGCGATGCTTCCGCTGTTGGGCATGGCATTTTCTATGGCAGTTGCTAAGATCACCACCGCATTGACTCAGCTGAACCCCGCAGTCGCGAGCTTCTCAACCAACGCCACTACGATGTCCACCACTGCTACGGGACTGAATTCCTCAGTCACCACGGCATTCAACAGCATGAACACAGCAATCACCTCGTGCATCCCCACGATGTTGGCCGCTTGTGTCATGTTCCAAAGTCTTGGTCCGAACGTCGTTAGCAATATTTCGACTGGTATTGCTACTGCGACACCCCAGGTCCAAGTGGCTATGACAACACTCGTAATGACGATGTTCACAACATTTGTCTCGAGAATCGGCATGGGTCAACCCATGGTCTATGCTGGTATGTTGTCACTAGCCTCCCATATTAGTCTCGCGCTTTCCCGTGTGACTAGTATGGTCGGCTCCTCCGTCAAGTCTCTCGTCATGAACATGACTAGTGCTCTTTCGTCAGGCCTTTCGGCCATGGCTTCGTCGCTGTATGGTCCCGCTACACAGGTGGGTTACTACATCGCACAAGGCATGAACGACGGCCTTGCGAATCAGCGCGGTGCCTTGATGGAAAGGGCCAGAGCCGTAGCTGCGGCAATGGTCCAAGCCGCAAACGCGGAGCTCCAAATCCACTCTCCTTCGAGGGTCTTCAAGAAGACCGGTTACTGGGCCGCCAAAGGTCTAGAAGTCGGTTGGACGGAGACTGCTGTAGACGCTGTGGACGCGGTTACACGTACTGCTGAGGAGTTCGACAAAGAGTTCCGCAACATCATCGAGTCCATTGACATGGATGAGATCTCCGATGACTTCTCACCAGTCATCACACCCGTGCTTGATCTCTCAGAGGCCAAGGCGAGTGCTGACGATCTCCGTTCGATGTTCGGAGCCGAAACCTTCCGAGGTGTCCAGAGCGCTACATCTGGTATCGGCTCTCGACCTTCTCATTCGGATAGTCAAAATGGCAGTGGAAAGACTGTCATCTTCAACCAGTACAACAATTCGCCGAAGGCTCTGTCTGAAACTGAGATCTACAGGCAGACAAAGTCTTCAATCTCAAGGATAGCAAGAGTATGATTCACACAATCGTAGCCACTAACCAAAAGGGCGACAGTGTTGAACTGGATCTGGCGGATCCCTGGGCCGGAGGCATCGCAGTTGTTGGTGCTTCCGGCCTCGGGCCGTCCGAGGGCACTGTCAATATGGTGGACTTCGCCACTTCCGACGGAGCCCTATTCAACTCATCGCGCATTCAGTCTCGAGAGATCGAGCTGAACCTCCAATTCCTCGGCCACGACATCGAGGGAGTCCGTCACAAGCTCCTCAGGTTCTTCCGAGTGAAGCATCAGATTATTCTTGACTTCATCACAGACATTCGACAGAGTTACGTGGTCGGTTATGTTGAGAAGAATGAGATTGATATTTTCAGTCAGACCGAGGGCGCTAACATCACTATCAAGTGTCCCAACCCGTTCTTCCGTCTCCGGGATCCCGATAAGGGTAAGAACACCGTTCGTTTCACGACAGCAACCCCGACCTTCGAGTTCGTATTCCAGGATCCTCAACCAGATTCCCCGTCACTTATCTTCGGTCATATGACTCCGACCGGTGAAACGGTCATCGAATACGAAGGCGACGCCGATACGTCGACGGTCATCGATATTCAGTTCCTTGGTCCTGCTCAGGGTGTCAAGCTGTACAACACGACGACCCAGACGAAGATTAACATTGACACCAACGAGATCGCACGCATATTTGGCTCCGCGGTCAGAGCTGGTGATCGTATCTCGATCTCTTCAGGCGTTGGCGACAAGTATGTCAAGGCATATCGAGACGGTAAGGTCTACAACGCCCTTAGCGCCCTCGACAAAGACTCTGCGTGGGTCTTTCTGACTCCGGGGGATAATATGATCACCGTCCGAGCAGACCAGGGAATCGACAACATCTCTGCAATGCTCACCTTCGAAAACCTATACGAAAGCATCTAACATGGAATTCCGAGTACTCGACGAAGACTTTGTGCAAGTCCATGTATTGGACGTTTTCGAGTCTGCAATCTGGACCGATCGATTTTTCGAAGCCGGGGACTTCAAGATCAAGCTCCCTCTGACTGCCGACAACTACGAGCACGTCCTAGTGGGACGCTACGTATGGAACTCGACGTCGGACCGTATCATGATGATCGAGAAGATCGTCGTCGACTCCTCTTCTGCAGAAGGCTCGATGATGACCATATCTGGTCGATCACTAGAATACCTGATGTTCCGTCGGATCATCTGGGGTCAGCGACGTCATCAGACAAATCTACACGACACCATCAAGGCGATGATCATGGAGAACATGGTCGCTCCGTCTGATGGCGCTCGTGCGATGTCCTGGCTTACATGGGAGGATAATCCGGACTCCAGACTTTACAGTATTCAGGTTGACGTCCAACACACGGGTGACAACCTCTATACGGCCGTTACCGAGCTTCTCGAGAAACACCATGTCGGCATAGCGTTCCTGTATGATGGTCCTGGACAGATCCGGATTCACCTCGAAGTAGGTGTTGACCGATCCTATTCCCAGAGTACCAACCCATTTGTAGTATTTTCTCCTCAGTTTGACAATCTGATCTCAGGACGATTCGCCTCGGATATTTCCACGCTCAAGACTGTCGCTCTTGTCGGTGGTCCTGGTGAAGGCAGTGCTCGAATCTACGAGACTGTCTCTAGCGGAGCTACCGGCGGATGGAACCGACGCGAAGTCTTCATCAACGCCTCGTCTGTACGAGACAAGGATGACGACAACAACACCATCCCCGAGTCTACAGTTCGTGCCAATCTCCGTGAGGAAGGCACTACGAAGCTCGGTCTGTCTGAGAACCAGCATCTCATCGAATTTGACGGTGAGACAGCGGAACACACCATGTATCAGTATGGCGTGGACTACCGAATCGGAGACATTGTCCAGATTCAGGACTCAAACGGGTTCAACATCCCCACTCGCCTCATCGAATTCATTCAGAGCCATGACCGATCCGAGGTCAAGTTCTACCCAACATTCAAGCAAGATAGTAAGAAGTAAGGAGGTTCAAAATGGCAGTAACTTCAGGCTTCTTCAACTCCGTTAACGGAGACAGGAAGTACTCCGCCGAGCAGTTCGGCTCCATCTTCGACGGTGTGATCGTCGATGGTATTTTCTACGCCGTTGGAGGCCAGTTCCGAGTCGTCCCTGCGGGTGGTAACACCATCGAGGTGGCATCCGGACGAGCTTGGTTTAAGCATATTTGGATCTACAACGACGCCCCGCTCCGTCTCGAAGCTCTGCCTGCCGATGTCTTGACGAACCGGATCGACACAGTGATCATCGAGGTTGACACCCGCGCTCAGAACCGTCGAGCGTCTATCCGTGTCGTTGAGGGCGAACGAGCATCGACTCCTCGTCGGCGTACCATGGTTAGTGACGGTGGCGTTTACCAGTATCCCATCGCGGACATCTACCGATCTGCAGGAGACACCAAGATCGAGGCTCGAGCCATCACATATCTTGGCGGCACGGGTAACACCCCCTGGGTTACCGGACCACTCAAGACGATCGATGCCACGGATATTTTCGACCGCTGGGATCGAACGATGACCGAACAGAAGGACGCCGCCAAGAACGCCTACGACACGGCAGTCAAGGACATGCGAAACGAAGCATATGCCTTGCTGAACGATATCCAGGGTATGCTTGGTGGAGACGCTCTCTCTGCTATGGCCGCTCAGATTATCGAACTGAAGCAGCGCCTTGGAGACGACTCTTCAGGAACGGTTCGCTTCGATACAATCGAGGACCATCAGGGCAACTCCATCCAGGATGGAAACAGCCAGCCAATCCTCGGTAAGATCGTCTACAGGAAGGTATGACATGGGACGAGTACGAGATCTACCCAAGGCTACCGTGCTTAGTGCCGGTGACTATATTCTGATCGACGGCCCCACAGGCACTCGAGCCATCCCTGCAGATAAGGTGGGTGGAAATGGTGCCGCCCCGAGTACCCCCGTGGTGTTTAACTGGGCGAATCTTGTTCGTCCGGGCAACACAGAGCAGCGCAACACCATTGTTCGCAAGGAAAACCTGGGAACATTTAACGGCACGGTTGTTACAGCTTTGAACAACCACCGTTACAATGATATTTTCCTTGGGGATTATTGGGAGCTCCCTAACGTCGGTAAGATCGTAGTTGGCGGCTTCAATATGGCTCCGGGGGTAAATGGAGATCACGTTATCCTGGTGGTCGTTCCTTACGGTACGGTGCGTCGTAGTGGCGGCACTGCTGTCGACGAGGCCAACGAGATCGGCGAACTCATCAAGAACACACCGACACTCGCGGGGTTGAACACCAAGACATCGTTGATCCGTCGTCCTGGACTCCGAAATCCACTGCCCTCAGCATATTTCCCGCTGACTCTTGCAGAGGCCGGGTATCCGTTCCCGATCGACATCGGAGAAACGCATATTCCTCTTCCGGGTGTATCGTCTCACGCGCCGACAGGGATCACTACCGCTAGCCGAAACGGAGACAAACTCCTCGGTATTGGCAGTGCGCGAATCATCACTGAAGACCAAAACCTCCCGGTCATCACCGGAATCATCGTAGGATAGAACATGGCAAAATTTGACGCATATCCCAAGGCGGATGTCCTCCTCCCCGACGACCTCCTAATCACGGATGGCACCCGTGGCACTAAGACGGTCAAGGCTGAGGACGCTGTCTACAAGATGCTCGAGAGTCTCCCTCAGATGCATCGCACCATCTGGCGTGGTAAGAACCTCGGTTCTCGCTACACCTCTCAGCAGGCTGCATCCGTGGCTAATGGGACGCTGACCGATATCTGGCTGGGCGATTACTGGGAGTCTGACGGTATCCGCTGGACTATCGTCGACTTCGAGGTCGCCAACACCGCAATGCAGGACCTGCCTGCTACATATCTGACGATCATGCCGAACAAGACCGTCGGTATCGCAGAGTTCATTCAGGGCGACGACCAGAACCCGAATATGCAGGAAACGCATATGTACCGAAACATCGACGAGTGGCAGCTCTACAAGTTCGAGCGCATCTTCGGCCGAGACCATATTCTCGAGCACTGGGTGTCCTTCGAAGGTAGGTTCGAAGACTCTTCATGGGAGTCCATGAACACGGCGGGCCCTCACGACATCACCTGGCTCAAGCGGAAGATCTGCCTCCTCACGGAGATGGACTGGTTCGGCTGCCGACAGGTAGATGCACGGGTGGCCCAGCAGTGGGCTCTGCAGACCTCTTCCACCAAGCAGTTCGCAGCATTCCGCTACGGTTGGACTCCGCTTATCCCGGAGGACCGTGGAGTGTGGCTGCACTCTCGTCCGTCGCGCCGTTATTTCGGTTGTGTGAAGCGGAACGAGGGCATCGTCATGGATGTCGGCACGAAGCAGATGGGTGTGCTGCCGTACGCCCTAGTCCGCTAACTCTACGGAAAGGAGTCTTTATGTCCGTATGGACTGAAGCTCTGATCGCGATAACAGTAGCTCTCGTGTCCTCGAACGGTCTATGGCTGTATTTCAGCAAGCGATCTGACAGGAACGACGCCAGCACCAAGCTTATGCTTGGTCTAGCGCATAACCAGATTATCGATCAGGGTATGATGTATCTTGACCGAGGTTATGTGACCAAGGACGAGTATGAGGACTTTGTTAAGTACCTCTATTCGCCCTACGCTGTCTTCGGAGGCAATGGTCTCGCGGAGAAGATATTCAAAGAGGTAACCAACCTCCCGATTCGTCGAAAGGAAGACGATGACTGACAAGGTCTACAACATCTTCAAGTACTGTGCTCTGATTGGTATCCCGGCAATCGGCACGTTCTATACGACTATTGCCGCGCTCTGGCACTGGCCGTACATCACGGAAATCAGCGGTACGATCCTCGCGTTTGACACAATGCTGGGCGCCTTCGTGGGTATTTCCTCTGCGAACTACCAACCCACGGCTGACGGGGTCCTGCATATCAATCCTAACACCAAGGAGACCTATGCGGCACTTACCACTCCTACGGACACGGTTCTCTCCAACGGGAGCATGATCCTGAAGGTGCAAGAGAGCCCTGACATGTGACGCGAGAAAAACTAGGGGTATAATGAGATCTACAGAAAGGAACTCTCATGTCCGATGAAAAACTAACCCTCGACGACATCGAACAGGACCTCATCAATCAGGTCTACGGCCTCGAAGCCGACAACGAAAAGACTACCATCGCAATTGAAAACCTCAAGACGATCCACCAGATCAACGAGAAGCCTGAACCGGTTTCTCGCCGTCTGGTCCCGTCCGGGGACTCCATTGTAGGCGCGGTCTGCTCGATTGCCGGTATCCTCGCCGTGCTTAATTATGAGCAACTGCATCCGCTTGCGTCAAAGGCTGTTGGTTTCGTCACCAAGATCCGCCTCTAGACCCAAAACTTAAGGACTCCTAAAAAACAGGGGTTCTTAAGTTTTTCGCACGATTTACCTGGCCTTTAATGAGACTAACACCAACAGAAAGGTCCCCAATCATGTCCATCGTAATCATACTTCTTCTCGTGGTCATTTTGGGTCAGGCATACCGCAGCTATACGTACGAATCTCGACTCTACAAGATTCGAGAAGCCGTCAACAAGGCTTGCGAAAATGCCGATCCAAATCTGAACCACGATACCCTGGATGAACTAATCACGGACATTTGGTACGCCATGTACAAGTAGTTCAATACTCATAGCCCACAAGGGTTATGAGTTTTTCACAACACAACCAGAAAGAAAACATGTCTCCGTACATCGCCATTGTTTTACTCGTCGGTATGCTCTTGGGGCAGACGTATAAACTCGGGAAAGCTGAATATCGATTCATGAAAATTCGAGAAGCTATCCACAAGACCATTCAGAACGATGACTTGAAGACCAAGGATAAACTATTGGACGAGTTTCTAGAGCGTGTTTGCAACGCAATACATGACTAGATCGCAGCATTTACACAGTCTATAATGAGAAGACATACAACTCTGAAAGGAACTCTCATGACCCTCGAGACCGCACGTCGCGTTTTCTTTGGAACCGCCGCCGCTTCGCTCGTCCTCACCTTCGCCATCCAGAAGGCATTCGAGCACTACTACGGTGACGAATTCACTGAATGCTCGCGTATGATCCGTAAGACTCAGTTCGGATTCTGAACCCAGATCAACCCTCTCCCTCCTATAACCCCTAACAAGGGTTATAGGTTTTTTTTTTCTACCTGAAGGAGCTATCATGGCCATCATCCCTGTCACCAACTCCGTCTACCGCTGCTGCAAGGTCTTCGACTTCGACACCGTCTGCCATATTCTCCGTGAACTCAAGCCTAACGGCTGGGGTGTCTACGGAAACAACATCGACGATTCTCGACTTCGTACACTCGCCGACTTCATGGGTAAGTCGTTCAACAGCATGGGCGGAAGGCTCGAGATCGAAACCCGTCCTGTCGAGGACCTGTCGAGCGATGACCGAATCGTTGACTACGAAACCAAGTATCGTCTCTATCGTGGCGGAAAGGTCGTGTCCACCGTTATTCGCACAGCAGATCCCGACTTCGAATTCCACGATAACGAGGGTGTTCGCCGATTCCTGTCTTGGGAAGAGTGGGATCAGCCTGGACCGACCCACGTTATTCTCCCACTGCGTCTCCTCTCCAGCGACGCGCCTGAGATGTTCGATGTGAACGTTCTCTTCACCACTTCTACGGAGTCTGTCATGCTTGTCAAGACAACTTCTAAGAAGGCCCCAATATTCGCCTGCCGAGTGAACGGACTTATCTGATGTCTGCCGTCATCCTGCCCACATATCTGCACGAGACTGACACCATTTTCATCTCCAACTACGACCTTCGCAACTACAAAATCTGAAAGGAAAGCACAATGCTCGCTCTCTTCGCACTCCTCTTTGTCATGCTTGGATTTCTCGGCTTCCTGGTGATCTGGGATTCCATTTCCAACCTCTTCCGCTCTCGCATGATCACGGGTGGTATCCTCGGATTCCTTCTCGCGAAGTACCTGGAAAAGAAGGATAGGAACCGTGGTCTCTGATTTCCTACTCATTTCGGCCATCACTGCTTGGACTCTGGTTCCGGCAGTGGTGGTCATTTGGGCCGTCAACCGATAGTACAACACAGGAGAAGTACATGATCAACATCGATTTCAAGTCTTACGGACGTCTCGCTGGAGCGTTCATCCGCAACAACTCTCAGGTTATCCTTGCAGCGTCAGCTCTTGCAGGGGTCGTCAGCACGGCTGTAACCTCTGGTAGGGCTCATGTCAAGGCGATGGATATTCTCCGCGAGGAGTTCCCTGAGGGAGGGTGGAAGTTCACGGATGCTCTTCGCATGACCTGGCAGTGCTACCTTCCCGCCGCCATTTCCATCGCAGCGACGTCTGCTGCCATCATCGGCGGTACGGTTCTCAGTGAGCGACGCTATGCTGCTATGGCTGCTGCCTACACGGTCTCTCAGGACGTCCTAGAGAAGTACGAGGACCGCGTCAACGAGCTCACTGGCAAGAAGGGTGAAAGCACCCGTGCCTCTATCGCCAAGGATGTCATTGAGGAGAACCTCGAGCGTCCTGAGAACAAGCAGGTCATCATCACGGGTGACAATGTTCTGATCTCGGACTCTTATTCTGGTCGGATCTTCCCCTCCACCATCACCAAGGTCCAGAAGGTCCTGAATCAGATCAACTCCGATCTGATCAACGGTATTTCCTCAGTCTCTCTGAACGAGGTATACCAGTGTCTCGGACTCGAGCAGATCTCCATGGGAGACGAGCTTGGATGGTGTAACGGCACGCCGATCGAAGCGGAGTTCACTCCGACGATGCTCTCGGACGAATCTCCCGCGCTTCTCATGGCTTTCAAGCCTGCTCCGGTCACGGACTGGTTCAAGTACCAGTACTGAATCGCAAGCCAAACAGGTCCTATAATGAGACATATTCACAACTCTGAAAGGAACTCTCATGTCTGACGCCAAGAACCTCCTCATCGCCGACAACAACTCCGTCGAAGACGATTCGCCGATCATTTCGATCAACACCGCCAAGATCAAGAAGTTCTGTGTGAAGGCTCTGCCCTACGCTATCACCGGTGCAATCACCGTTGCTGCTATGGTCGCTGCCGCCGCACTGAACTCTTCGTCTGACGATGATGTTGATCCGATTGTGATCGACCGAAACGACGTCGAAGGACCGATTGAACTCGACGATGGTACGTTCCTCAACGTTACCCTCACTGAGAACCCCGAGATCACTGAAGACTGATCCCAAACCCTAGCACCCTTAACCGGGTGTTAGGGTTTTTTTCACCCAACATAGAAAGGCATATCAATGCAGAAGCTGACTGTCTCTTACGAGAACTTCGATGGCGAAAACGTCACGGAGGATCTCTACTTCAACCTCAACATCCGTGAACTTCAGGAGATGGAGGAGTGGGAGGTTCCTCTGACAGAGCGCATCGCTCAGCTCACCAAGACCCAGAACGGTAAGGACGCATTCAACCTCATGCGTGATATTGTCGAGACTGCCTACGGTGAGCGTTCGGAAGACGGCAAGCGCTTTGTCAAGAACCCTGATATTCGACGGAACTTCACTGAGGGTCTTGCTTATGACGAGGTCATCATCCAGTTCATCGACGGATCCCTGGATCTCGGCAAGTTCATCGAGGGTCTTCTCCCGAAGAAGGTCTTCGAGCTGGCCAAGAAGAACTCCAAGAGTGACGTCAAGGAGTATCTGGTCAAGCACGACATCGATCCGAAGCTCGCTGATGAAGCAGCTGCAAAGATCACGGATGGTTCCACGCAGAAATAACTCTGTGTATAATGAGACACCAAACTATCCGAAAGGAACCATCGTGAAGACTCAAGAATTCACTGCTGCAACCGTCACTGGAATCGCTGCGTCATTTTGCTCTGGCGTAGTTGTCCGCACGGCTCTTCGTGGAATCCTCGTAGCCTGTACTCCCGTCAACCCTATTATTAGTTTTGTCGGGATCACCGCGCTGTCGATGACCGTCGAAGACCGCGTTGCCAACTACGTCGCCGAGAAGACTCAGGATGTCATTGACGCTGTCCAGGAATCTTGGAAGACCTCCGAAGACTCGAAGTAGTCTGACCTCAGGCCCTAGGCCCTCTGTATTCGTACAGGGGGCTTAGGGTTTTTCTTTTTTTCGAAGGAGTACTCATGTCCCTACCCATGCGTCCAGAAGGAACGTACCCTACTAACTCTGACCGTTCTAAAGAACCCAAGGAGATCACTCCCGTGGCTAAGGCCCGGATCAAGCGAGAGTCAACGGCCAAAAAGGTCGTCAGCGAGATTATCCGTGAAGATGTCCGCTCTGTTGGCGATACGGTTCTCTGGGATGTCGTTATCCCTGCCGTCAAGAATCTCATCGCGGACACTGTCACTCGAGGTATCGAATCGATGCTTTACGGTGGCGACTCTCGCCCTCGATCCAGGGGCTCATATTCCGATTACTCGGGGTATTCTCGCCCAAAAGCCGCACGCGATCGTCCCGCTGAAAGGCGAGAGAGGCGATCAACACGACCGGCTGAGCCTGAGCGAAACGAGATCATTTTCGACGCTCGCTCTGATGCTATCGACGTAATCGATCGAATGAGTGACCTGATCGACCAGTACGGTCAGGCTTCTCTCGCAGACCTGAACGCCCTTATCGGGGCGTCTTCAAATTTCATTGACGACAACTGGGGATGGACCGACATGGGTTCATTCAACGTTCGTCAAGTCCGAGACGGGTTCATGCTCACGCACGACGAACCCGAATCGCTCAAGCACTGATATTTCAAACACACTACTCTGAAAGGGTAACGCTCACTATGTCTATCACGTCCATTTTCTACAAGGGCGCGCGAATCGTCGCCAAGCACGCTCCCACCATCCTCACCTCAGCCGGCACGGTTGGTCTGGTTGGAACCGCGGTTCTGGCTTCCAAGGCCACCCTCACATACCAAGGTCTCATCGAAGAAGAGCTCGAGGTCATTGAGAACGGCCCCGCTCTCATGGAGAAGTACCCTGATCGCTACTCGGAGGAAGACCTCCGCAAGGATCGGGTTATTTGCTACAGCCGCATCGTGACCAAGACTCTCAAGCACTACGGTCCTGCGATCGGTCTGGGCGCTGCATCTATCGCCGCGTTCTGGTGGAGCCACTCTATCCAGGCGAAGCGTATTGCCGGTCTGGCCGCTGCGTACACCGCTCTGGATGCTTCTTACAAGAAGTACAAGAAGTCGGTTGCGCAGGTCATCGGCGAGGAGTCGATGAAGAAGGTTGAGGAGAAGATCTTCAACGACGCCGTGTTCACGGATGAGCCTTTCACGGCGAATGACGAGTTTCTGGAGTCTGTGATCCCTGAATACTCGCCTTACGCTCGTATCATCGATGAGCACGCTTCTGTCTGGGACCCCTCGGACGATATCACTGAGCTGAACATTCACGCCCAGTTGAACTACATGAACGACGTTTTGCGCACACGTGGCTACGTCTTCCTGTCCGACGTCTATGACGCTCTTGGTATCCCTCGCACCCCTGCCTCTCAGGTTGTGGGCTGGCTCTGGAAGAAGGGCAACGGAGACCACTACATCTCCTTCGGTAACGTCGAGGAGCACCGTATCAGGTTCTACGATGACTCTCGCCGTCGCGAGGTCTCGAACTACCTTCTGGATTTCAACGTGGATGGAGAGATCGTCAATGAAATCTGAACTGTTCTTCGCATTTGCGGCTGGCGCTATCGCTGGCGCAGTCACCGCATATCTCCTGATCGAGGATCGACTCTCGCGTCGTCTCGATGAGGAACTCGAGGCTCACGATCGTCTGAACGACGAAGCGCTTCGAAAGAATGTCGAGTACATCGAGGGCATCTACAAGCGTAATGCCGCTCTGGAGGCTGAAGCAGAGGCTGCTCTCGCAGCGCTCGAGAACGATGGTCCGACGCATGAAGAGATCGAGATCGTCGATCCTGATACCTTCTACCAGAGTATCATCGGCTATGAGTTCTACGAGCTTGACTACTACTACAACGACGGAATCGTCATTGACGAGGAAGGCGATCATATGGGTCTGTCCATCGAGGAGCTCTTCGGCCATGATATTCGCAAGGAAGGCGGCGCTTTCGGTGCTCCCGCGGATCAGGTGATGGTGCGAAACCACAACCTCGAGCGAGACTACCTCGTGTATCTGCACGAGGAACATATCGAGGATGACATCGTCGACGAATTCCACACCGGCATCGATGAGGAGGACGACGAAGAATGAGAAACGGAGAGGGTTATTTCGAATACCTTCTCCGACTTGTCGGCTCGGGGTACCTTCGAGAACAGTGTATGTACATGCACGAGATCCCCTTCGAATGGTGGATCGATCTCGATGGTAACCTGGAGTCCGATGGTAAGACACTACGAGACAACTACGAATACGCGACCGGTATGCGATACGATGGGGACGACCATATGTATGCAACCATGTTCGAGGTGTTCGTAGTGCTGGCCCAGCACATGGATGCTCTCATCGGAGGTATGGACGACACGCCTGCCTCCGCCTTTAGGGTTATGATGCGTAACCTCGACGTCACTCCCGACACTACTCGCGAAGAGATTAGCGCTAAGCTTCGCGTTATTGTCGAGAGGACTTACGACCGATTTGGCCACGGTTGTTTGTTCCCGAGTCGTCGAGGGCGTATCATGCCCGATGAGACTCCTCTGTTTGACCAGCTGACTATATGGTGTAACCAGGAGAAGTATATTATCTAGGAGAAACATGGACTTCTTTACCCCGCGGTCTAGAGCCGCTAAGAACGGGGTTGTAGAGATCTACCCCGACTTCCGAGTCGCGATGTCTACGGATATCCTAATTCGAGGCGGCGCGTTTGTAGCCGTGTGGGACGAGGAGATTGGGCTGTGGAATACCGACGAATTTCGTGTCGCCGAACTTGTAGATCAAGAACTTATCGAGTTTGCGAATACTCTTGAAGGTTCTTTCCAAGGCGGTACGCGGTTCCAGTTTGTTAGCGATTTTGCTTCCAAGAGCTGGACCGGGTATCGCAACTGGGTGGCATCCATGCCGGACACAGTCAAACCTTTGGATAGAACCCTTACGTTCGCAAATACCGAAGTACGGAAGGAGACATACGCAACCCAACGTCTCCCCTACGCACTTGCGGAGGGATCACACGATTCTTGGGACCGCCTTATATCCACCTTATACGACGAGGAAGCGCGCCTTAAGATCGAATGGTCTATCGGTGCGATTGTCTCTGGAGCTTCGAGCTCGCTTGACAAATTCGTCGTCTTGTATGGTAAACCGGGATCGGGTAAGTCGACTCTCATCAATATTCTGATGAAGCTCTTCGAGGGATATTACACGTCGTTCAATGCCGCGTCGCTTGTTAAATCTAACAACGTATTCGCGGCGTCTGTGTTCAAGACAAATCCTATCGTCGCTTTCCAACACGATGGTGATCTGAGCCGTATCGATGACAACTCGCTTTTGAACTCGATCATTTCTCATGAAGAGATCGAGATCAACGAGAAGCACAAACCGATATATTCCGCTCGTATCTCCTCGTTTCTGTACATAGCCTCCAACAAGCCTGTACAAATCACGGATGCACAGTCTGGTATTCTTCGGCGTCTACTTGACGCTACTCCTACTGGGAATAGAGTCAGTCCCGAGGAATACGATGTCCTGATGAATGGGGTTTGGACCGAATTGGGTGCGATTGCGTACCACTGCAAAGAAGTCTTCAATCGACTAGGACGAAATTACTACAAGGACTACCGTCCGATCCAGATGATGTACAAGACAGACGTCTTCTATAACTTCGTCGAGGATTCGTATTTCGAGTTCGACAACGCGGAATACGTGACGCTACCCTCCGCATACGACATGTATAAACGATACTGTAGTGATGCGAATGTCTCGTACGTCCTGCCGCGACACCGATTCCGTGAAGAGTTGAAAAACTACTTCCGGTCGTTCCTTGATAGGACGCGGATCGACGGTAAGCAGTACCGCAATGTCTATGAGGGCTTTAAGTCTGAGAAGTTTGAACAAACATCTCTGACGGCGAGCCCTCGACAGACATACCAGATAGAGCTGAACGATGGACCTAGTGTCATCGACACTCTATATGCAGACTGTCCAGCACAGTATGCGACAGACGGAAAGCCCAGCATGGCCTGGGACAACGTCACAACAACTCTGAAAGATCTAGATACAAGGAGAGAACATTATGTTCGAATTCCTGAGAATGTACTTGTTGTCGATTTTGATCTCAAAGATCAAGCCGGCACTAAATCGCTGGAGCGAAACCTTGCGGAAGCGTCAAGGTGGCCGCAAACCTATGCAGAGACATCCCGCTCCGGGAACGGCATTCATCTTCACTATGTTCTTCGGAACCCGCAAGAAGAATACGCCAGCGAATACGCCCCCGGCATCGAACTCAAACGGTTCCGAGGCAAGACAGCCCTTCGACGGAAGTACACCGTCTCAAACGGGCTACCGGTCAATTCGAATGCGCCAGAAGACCTACCTCGAAAGGCACCGAAAGTGATTAGGCAAGAGGTAGTAAAGTCGGAGGAAGCCCTTCGCAAGCTGATCGCTAGGAACCTCCGTAAGGAGATCCATCCTGGAACCAAGCCATCCGTGGAGTTCATCAAGAAGATCCTTGATGATGCCTCTGACAGCGGTCTGGTGTACGACGTCACGGATTCGAGGAACTCTATCATCGCGTTCGCAATGAAGTCGTCTCACCATTCGGCGTATTGCTTGAAGCTAGTTCAGCAGATGAAGTTCAAGAACGAGTCCGAGGATCCTGTAGCTCCAGTAGCTGATGGCGAGATTTATTTCTTTGACATCGAAGTGTTCCCTAACTTGTTCGTCGTCTGCTACAAGAAGCGCGGAGCACCTACACGTCAGCGCCTGATCAACCCCACATCCGAGCAGATCAAGACCCTGATCACTGCGAAGCTTGTGGGGTTTAACAACAGGCGCTATGACAACCATATCCTCTACGCGGCCTTGTTGGGTTACTCTAACCACGAGCTATATCTGGTTTCGAAGAGGATCATCGACAAGAGTCCGAACTCCTTCTTCTCTGAGGCATACAACCTCTCTTACACTGATGTCTACGACTTCAGCGCTAAGAAGCAGTCTCTTAAGAAGTGGGAGATCGAACTTGGTCTCCCCCACAAGGAACTGGATCTCGACTGGGATCAGCCTGTCCCAGAAGAGCTCTGGAATGAAGTGGCATCATATTGTGACAACGATGTGGACGCCACTGAGGCTGTGTTCGAGCATCTCCACGATGACTGGACTGCGCGTCAGATGTTGGCGCGTATTTCTGGTCTGACAGAGAACTACTCGACGAACAGTCACACTTGTCGGATCATTTTCGGCAAGGAGAAGCATCCTCAGAAGGATTTCGTCTACACGGATCTGTCTGAGATGTTCCCAGGCTACAAGTTCGACGGATTCAAGTCGACATACCGTGGGGAAGTCACGGGTGAAGGTGGCTACGTCTACGCAGAGCCTGGCGTTCACAGGAACGTGGCTTTGCTGGACGTGGCTTCCATGCATCCTACATCTCTTGAGCAGTTGAACCTTTTCGGCCCCTACACCGAGCGATTCAGCGATATCAAGAAAGCAAGAATCTACGTGAAGCACAACGAACTGGACAAGATCGGCACTCTCTTCGACGGAGAGTTGGTCCCTCTTATTCAGGACGGAGTCGACACGAAGGCTCTTGCCAACGCTCTGAAGATCGTTATCAACTCAGTGTACGGTCTGACTAGCGCAAAGTTCGAGAACCCCTGTAAGGATCCACGAAACGTCGATAACATCGTCGCTAAGCGTGGAGCCCTGTTCATGATCGATCTCAAGCACTACTGCCAAGAGGAACTTGGAGTCACGGTGGCGCATATCAAAACCGACTCGATCAAGATCCCGAATGCAACTCCTGAGGTCATTCAGGCAGTCATCGACTTCGGTAAGAAGTATGGATATGACTTCGAACACGAGGCGACATACGATCGTATGGCCCTTGTGAATGATGCTGTCTATATTGCCAAGTACGATGAAGAGCACGGTGGAGGGTGGACAGCCACGGGTGCTCAGTTTGCCCATCCGGTGGTGTTCAAATCCTTATTCAGCAAGGAAGAGCTCTCGCCGGAGGACTATGCTGAGACTCGTTCAGTGCAGACCTCCATCTACCTCGACTTCAACGAAGACGATCCTGACAACCACCACATGCATTTCGTGGGGAAGGTCGTGCGTCTTATTCCGGTCAAGCCTGGTTGCGGTGGAGGTCTCGCTTTGCGTAAGAGCGCAGACGGCGAGATCAAGCACTCAGTCGGTGGGACTAAGGGATATCGCTGGAAGGAGGCGGAAGTCGTGCTGGGTCTGGACCATATCTCGGAGATCGACACTCTTTACTCCGAAGATCTGGTAGACAAGGCTCGAGCACAGATCGAACAGTACGAACCATACGAGGAGTTTGTCGCATGAACTCATTTCTATGGGCACTGATAGTGGCCTTAGTGACATGGACACTGACGAACGCCTATTGGGCAGACCGAAGTGAAACAGAGGTGAACGAACTCTGGGTTTCGTTCTACAACGAAATGTCAACATTCAAACACAAACAGAAGGAGCAATCCATGGATCATCACAAGGAACAGAAGAACGAACTCCGAAGACTTCGAGATGGGTCTCTCGACCTTCTGGACGAGTTCAAGAAGGAGTACAACATCAGTGACGGTACTGTGTTTGCACTCCGAATGGACTTTGAACGCGCATTTGGAAAACTCAACATCATCCACACGAACAAGGGAGAAAACGGTGACAACTACCCACGCCCAAACGCTGAGTGACGGAACCCAGTGGCTCAACTCTGGTTGGCATATCTTCCCGATCGACATCGAGAAGATCGGTAATACCCGTCAGACCATCGCTGAGAAGAGGACCTGCAAGCACAGCCGGTACACCAAGGAGACCTACGAGCTCTCCACCATCCGATCTAAGCGTGGGAACATCTATCCGACGCTTATTCATCGCCGTAAGTCGTACAACACACAGGGTCGACGCGACGACCGGGAGACCGTAGACCGTTGTCTGTCCGCTCCGCGCACGGATGATCCCATCCTGGACCGATATCTGGATCTCGCTTTCCAGATGACCTTCGCCAACTGACAAGAACCAACTAGAAAAGAGATCACTACAATGACAAATCCTCGTCTCGACAACATCGTGCTCAGCGATACCCGCGTCTTCTTCCGCAATTTCTCGGGAATCACCTCGCAGTACAACCGTGCTGGAGCACGTACTTTCGCATGTGAGCTTCCTGCAGACTTCGCTCAGCAGTTGGCCTCTGACGGAATCAACGTCAAGTACTCGAAGGACGCGGACGGTTTCCCGGATCCCGAGCGTCCGTTCATTTCTGTCAAGGTCCGTTACGACGTCAAGCCTCCAAAGATCTTCCTGGTCGAGGGCAACACCAAGACTCTACTGTCTGAGGAGACGGTCGGTATCCTGGATTCGGCGGATATTGTCCGAGCGGATCTGGTCATCGCACCTGCCTACTACGATGTGAACGGCAACACGGGCTTCTCGAACTACCTGAAGACCGCATATTTCACCATCGAGGCTGACGAGTTCGCTGATCGCTACGGAGATCTTGAGACTCGATGAAGTACTTGGTATGGTACGATGTCTGGCTGAAGGACGAGGAGAAGATCACTAATGCTTCTTCTCGTCCGACAGTCTGGCATTCTTTCGAAACTGAGAAAGAAGTCAGACAACACATTGCAAGGCTCGCTAACCGAGCGTTCCTTGATGGTAGGACCATCTCAATTACTATTTCTCCCAAGGAGTGAACTATGGACGATACCCGCTGGTGTGTCCAGGTCGGTCACGGTCTCGACGAAGACGGGCAGACCGAAAGCGCTGTCATTTTCGACACGCGCGATGAAGCCTTCCAGTTTATCATGGACTATCTCGATGAACTGGAGGTCGCTTGCGAAACGCAGGCGGCGAACAATGGTGTTATCCGAATCTGGAGCACCACTGTTGACCAACTTATCGAACTGTAGGAGGTTCTATGTCAATGGAATACACAATCCTGAATCAGGTCAAGGAACTTGATGATGGTACGGTGACAGTCCCGCTGTTCCGGGAGCAGACTGTCAAGACGATCTTCACCGGTGAGCCGAACACCAACGAAGACGGAATCGGTTACGACGTCTCGTATCGCATGGAGATGGCGAAGGGATCGAAGCTCGAGTACCGTGCTACGGTCTACATCGGCGATTGTCGAATCGAGACGACCAATCCGGACGACGTCATCTTCGCAACGTGGTACGCTCGTGGTCCCAAGGGCTGGACTGAGTCTCTGAACGGCATCGAGAACAACCGTGACGCATTCATCCTTAATGTTCTCGGATCTCCCAATTACCTACAGACAGTCCCTGAGAACAGCGCGGAATTCCGTGAGTTCATGAAGGGCTACAAGCGAGATTCTCTGTCCGCTTCTCCTGAAGGGCCGATGTGATCTAAATGCCTCTGAAGACTGAGACCTGGATCAAGAAGACAACCGGTGTGGATGTTGCTACTGTGACATCCGAAGACTTTCTAGACCTCGTCGACTGGGTCGGCCAGGGTGGAGTGCTCACAGTCACTCCTGGCGGGCCTCGCGTAGTCGAGATCTACGTCAATGACGAGGTTGCTCACAAGGGCGATCTCATCGTCAAGGATGAGGGACATTTCTATGTCTCCTCCCTTGGCAAACTCAAGGAATTCTACAACAAGAAGGGTTAATCCCATGTCCGTTCGTTACATTTTCCCCCACCATCCGTACTCTGCATACTCCCTCCTGGACGTCGATGACATCGGTCGCCGCTTACCCGAGGATTGGAGTATTTCCATGACCAAGACCTGGAAGGGTCGCCGTGTTGTGATTAGTGTTGTTGAGATCTGGGGGCCTGACGGCCTCTGGCATATCTTCACTAAGCCGCACGAACAGTGGCTCGTAGTCACGGATGACGGGACTCCGTTCGATTTCTTTGATAGCGAGCGTGATCTGAAGGTTGCCATGGCAGAGATGGCAAACTACAACCGTGTTGTAGCGAGCGAGTAGAAATCCTTAGCCCCTGGGGACCCTTAACCGGGTCTTCAGGGGTACTAGGGTTCTTTTTTTTTCGACAACGAAGGAGCATGAAATGCGATGGATTACACACTACGAGTACCAAAACCTACAGGCGAGCTCTGATGGAAGGGTGCGTCTGACCAACTCTGAGCGAGAGGTTCGCGTGAGGAAAGACCGAGGAGGTAGTTACATCCGATTCCGCTACCAAGGCAAGGTCATCACTAAGACGGTCGCGTCGGTCGTTTTCGAGGCTTTCCATGGTGGACCGGCACGGAGGGGTCTGGTTATCTGCCACAAGAATGGAGACTGTGATGACAACTCCATCGCTAATCTTGTAGAAGGGGATCGTAAGTATGCAAGGCGGTCATTTGCACGAAGGGATGAGGCGATCCTTGCAGAGGTCGAGAATGAATTCGTCGAATTTTGCAGTCGTTTGGAGGACTGATGGCTAAGCTACATCCTCATCAGGAACAGGCCTTAGAGCGCCTGAAAAGTGGCAAAGTACTCTTAGGTGGGGTTGGGTCGGGAAAGTCGCTCACAGGCGCTTCCTGGGCCCTTAAACAGCCTAATTCCGGGGGTATATATGTCATCACAACTGCGCGGAAACGTGACAGTCTCGATTGGGTCGGTGAGTTCGCCATGGCGGGCTCTGATATGGAAGGAATTACCGTTGATTCTTGGAACAATATTTCTAAGTATTCTGATGCTCGTGATGCTGTGTTTATCTTCGACGAACAGCGAGTGGTAGGCTCTGGGAAGTGGGTGAAGGCATTTATCAAGATCGCCAAACACAACCGGTGGATCTTGCTGAGCGCTATACCTGGGGATACTTGGATGGACTATGTTCCTCTGTTTCTCGCGAACGGGTTCTTTAGGAACAAGAGCGAGTTTTACGAGGAGCATGTCGTCTGGGATCGCTTTGCTAAGTATCCGAAGGTGAAGCGCTTTGTAGGAATTCAACGTCTTGAGAGATTGAGGAGGAAGATTTTGGTGGACATGCCGGTGGCGAGACACACCGTTAGGAATCGTATTCCTGTACCCGTGAGATATCAAGTGGACGAGTATTACGGGATCATGAAGAAGCGTTGGGACCCTTACAAGGATGAGCCGATCGTGAGCGCAGGAAGTCTCTGCTATGTTTTGAGGAGGTGTGTGAACCAGGATAGGGATCGCCTGAAGGCGGTTCGAAGTATTCTGAAGAAGCGCTCGCGGTTGGTCGTTTTCTACAACTTCGACTATGAGTTGGAGACTCTGCGAGAGTTGTCTGACTCGTGTGAAGTGAGAGAGTGGAACGGACACAAGCACGAGGAGATCCCGAGTGGAGAGCGGTGGGTGTATCTCGTGCAGTACTCTGCTGGAGCGGAGGCGTGGAACTGTGTTGAGACAGACACGGTTGTGTTCTACTCTCTGAACTACTCGTGGAAGGTGATGGAGCAATGTGAGGGGAGGATCGATCGACTCAATACACCATTCACGAACCTCTGGTACTACTTCTTGGAGAGTGAATCTTCGATCGATTTGAGAATCAAGAAGTGTCTTCAGGGGAAGAAAAAGTTCAACGAGATGATCTTTGCAGACGAATTTTGGAGGTGAGAAAACTTGACGGGTGTGACAGTGTGACAGTTTTGTGATGGTGTTGCGTGGACGAATTTGTGACATTTTGTGACAGTGTGACAGTTTTGTGACAGTTTTGTGACAAGATGTTGCGTGGATAAAACGTTGCAATTCCAACGAAAAGTCCTTGCTGTGACAGTTGTGACAGTTTTTTTTTTTATTTTTATAAGTACTAAAATTTTTATATATATAGAAAAAAAGTTTTGCCCAAAAAACTGTCACAACTGTCACAGCCCTCAAAATGATCCACCCAACACCTCTTCCAAGATCCTATGCCAAGATTTCTTTCCAAGACCCAAGTCTGACCCGTCCCAAGACTCTCCCGGACCCCGGCGAGTCCTACGACGGCGATTAGGTGTTGCGTGGATCAGCATACCTTATACAAGGGTTATAATAGGAAGAAATAGCCATTTTTGCGTTTATCCACCCAACAGGAGATTATACACGCAACAATGGCTATAACGTTTACCCCGACCCCCCAGACACCAGAAGGAGCAAAACAGGTGTCATCAAATTTGGAATCCCAATACCAGGCAGAGCTCATCAAGAAGCTCAAGAAGTCTTTCCCTGGTTGCATCGTTCTCAAGAACGACCCCAACTACATTCAAGGCTTCCCTGACCTAACGGTCATGTATGGGAAGCACTGGGCTCTTCTCGAAGTCAAGCGTCGATACAACGCTCAGGTTCGTCCGAACCAGAAGCACTACATCGACCTTGCAAAGAAGATGTCGTACGCGTCATTCATCTTCCCCGAGAACGAAGGGAACGTCTTCAGTGATCTTTCACGACTATTCTTCTCTTAGTGGAACCCACGCCATCTTGTCCGCCAGCAAGTACAGCTGGCTGAACTACGACTCCGAAAAGATGGCGGCCACGTTCCGCACCGCACAGGCAGCAGCTCTAGGCACCCGCCTTCATGAGCTCGCTGCAGAACACATCCGACTCGGTATCCGAATGCCTCGAAACAACGCGACGTTCAATCGCTACGTCAATGACGCCATCGGCTACCGCATGACACCAGAGCAAGTTCTCTTCTACTCTATGAACGCGTACGGCACAGCTGACGCGATTCATTTTGACGAGAAGAAGAAATTCCTCCGGATCCACGACCTCAAGACTGGAACAGGACGCGTCAAGATCGATCAGCTGATGATCTACCAAGCGTTCTTCTGCCTCGAATACCATATCTCGCCCTTCGACATTGAGAGTGAGCTTCGCATCTATCAGAATGATGATGTGATGATCCACTCTCCCGAAGCAAGCGATATTCGCTCCGTCATGGATCGAGTCGTGGAATTCGACAACCTCATCGAATCTCTCAAGGAAGAAAGCAATGTCTGAAGAACTCGCCCACTATGGCATTCTCCGACGCTCAGGCCGGTACCCTTGGGGATCCGGTAAAGACAAGTACCAGCGCTCTGTATCCTTCCAGGCCTTGGTCCAAGACCTCAAGAAGCAGGGCCTCTCCGAGACGGAGATTGCTCGAGCTTTTGACATGACCACATCTCAGCTTCGTGCAACCAAATCCATGGCTGCAAACGAACGCAAAGCTGAAGAGGTTGCCCGCTGTCTCTCACTGAAGGAGAAGGGTCTTTCGAACGTTGCAATCGGCAAGAAGCTCGGTCTTCCCGAGTCTACCGTGCGCAACTACCTCAAGCCCAATGCAGACGCTCGTCAGGACGCTGCCAAATCCACTGCAGACCTCGTCAAGAGCGCGGTGGACAAGCACAAGTACGTCGAGTTCGGTTCGGGCGTTGAATCCATTTTGGGAGTCAGCGCTACTCAGCTGAGCACATCCGTGGCTATGCTCCAGTCCGAGGGCTATCGGGTTGAACATGCTCATATCCGCCAGGTCGGCGCGAAGGAGACTACGAACATCAAGGTTCTCGTAGCTCCCGGTGTGACACGACGCGAACTCATGGAGCATCTCGGCGATATTCACACCCTCGGCGTCGCAGTCAAGCCTGATGGCACAAAGCTCGGTCTCCAGAAGATCACATCGCTCGACTCCTCAAGACTCAAGGTCCGCTACGCTGAGGATGGTGGCACGTCTATGGATGGTACCATCCAAATTCGGCGCGGTCTTAAAGACCTCAACCTTGGCGAGTCGAACTACGCTCAGGTTCGAATCCCGGTCGACGGGACTCACTACCTGAAGGGCATGGCCATCTACAGTGATGACATGCCACCCGGCGTTGATGTCATATTCAACACCAACAAGACTCGAGACACTCCGAAGATGGATACCCTCAAGAAGCTTAAGGATGATCCCGACAATCCGTTCGGGGCCGTCATCAAGCGTCAGGTATTTTACAATGACGGCGGCAAGGACAAACTGTCCCCCATCAATATTGTGAACGAAGAGGGTAGTTGGAAGGACTGGAGCAAGACTCTGTCTTCTCAGTTCCTGTCCAAGCAGTCCACTCACATGGCCAAGCAACAGCTCGGTCTGGCTGCCAAGAAGCGTCATGAGCAATTCGAAGAGATCATGAAGCTCGATAACCCCGCGGTCCGCAAACGGCTGCTTGCCGATTTCGCCGATGGATGCGATGCCGACTCAGTAAATTTGAAAGCTGCAGCCCTTCCCCGGCAGAAGTCACAGGTTATTTTGCCAGTACCTTCGTTGAAGCCCAACGAGATCTACGCCCCCAACTTCCGTGACGGAGAGACCGTATGCCTCGTTCGGTATCCTCATGGAGGAACGTTCGAGATCCCTACAGTCACCGTTAACAACAAGCATGCGGGCGCTAGAGCCATTTTGGGACGTACCCCTAAGGATGCTATCGGAATCCACCCAGACGTCGCTGAGCGGCTTTCTGGGGCCGATTTCGACGGTGATAGCGTGGTGGTTATTCCCGTCAACAGCCAGGTGAAAGTCAAAACCAGTCCCCCTCTCAAAGGCCTGCAAGGTTTCGACCCCAAGTCTGCATATCCTGGATATTCAGGTATGAAGAAGATGGGCGAGAAGGAGAAGGGGAAGCATATGGGCGTCGTGTCAAATCTTATTACTGACATGACCCTTGGCGGTGCGAGCGCCGAGGAACTAGCCCGTGCGGTTCGACACTCCATGGTAGTTATTGACGCTGCCAAACACGGTCTCGACTGGAAGACTTCTGAAGCGGACAACGATATTCGTGGTCTGAAGAAGAAGTACCAGGGTGGTCGTGGCGCAGCAACTCTTATTTCCAGGGCAAGAGGTCCTGTATATGTTGACGAAATTCGTCTTCGCAAGGCCTCGGAAGGCGGACCCATTGACCCCGCCACTGGAAAGAAGGTTTGGATCAAGACTAACCGTAGCTACACCGACAAGAACGGCAACCTTGTCAAGGCGCAGACCAAAACCCAGAAACTCAAGATTACGGAAGATGCACGAGAGCTTATTTCTGATGGGAACCGTCCCATGGAACAGCTCTATGCGGCATATTCCAACGACATGAAAGCTCTGGGTAACCGTGCTAGACGGGAACTTATTTCTACAAAGCTCCCCCGTAAGAACCCCGATGTTGCCCGGCGATATGCCAAAGAGGTGGATGAGCTCAAAGCGGCCATTAAACTGGCCTCTATGAACGCCCCTCGTGAAAGGCAAGCCCAGATCATCGCAAATGCTGTAATCAAGGCTAAAACGGCCGATCGAGAGGTGTCTTCTGAAGAATATAAGAAGATCTCTAGACAGGCCATCGCGGCAGCAAGGCTTCGTACGGGGGCTTCCCGGAAAGAGTCCTTAATCGAGCTCACAGACAGTCAGTGGGAGGCCATTCAGGCAGGCGCCCTATCAGCGGCTGCTATGGAGGCCGTTGTGCGGTACTCTGACATGGAGAAGCTCTCAGAAAGGGCTATGCCTAAGGCCAATACTACAGTCTCTGCCAATGTGGCTATGAGAGCTAAGGCTATGGCCCGTAATGGTGCTACTACAAGTGAAGTGGCAGATGCCTTGGGCATCAGCACTAGCACAGTACTAGAGTTGGTGAGGTGACATGGCTCTCTATCTGACGACTGAGGACAATCCGTTCAGTCCTGTTGACAACTTCGATGAATGGTGGAAGTTCGATCGTGATCATGGCTACTACACTAATGAGTTAGTAGCTCGAATTGCTGGTCCAATCGACTTCGACCTGCCTGAATCTGTGGTCAATGACGCTTTCGATGACGCTGTTCGATGGCTATTTGAGTGGAATCCGACAGGAAACTACCAAATAGTCGAAGATTAGCGACACCGGGGGGAGGGGTCTCGCATTTTCCCCTCCCCCTAAGCTTCACCGCCCCCTCGG